ACTTATAACGCTGAGAGCAAGACGACGATTGATGACGGTGATGGTCTTTTGGATCTTATCGAGCGCGCAGAGTTTGGTGACGGAATGGAATCAACCTTGCGCGGGTTGGAGGATCAGGTTCGCTATGCTCAGCTTCCCGAAGTCCTCAACGGCGTCGATATAAGCAAGATGAAGGATGAGAAGCTGAAGATGTGTAATGACTACCGCAACTGGGCGCGGGAAAAAGTCAGTTTTATGCACGGCTTACTCAAGACTGGACACGTTGGCGAGTGGCAAGGTGGCTGGTCGTATTCCTATTCTCCGATCGTGGAAATGCTTTTGGAACAGTTGGAGATTCCGCGACAGGATCAGCCATTACAGGAAATGTCCAAGATGGTCAATTCGCTGGTCCACAATCAGAATCAGGCTCCGCAGGCGCAGGGTATGAGTGCGGCTGACATGGACATGTTCGAGCGTCGGATGGATGCCAAGTTGGCACAAGCGCGCGAAGCTGATGCGCGACGTATCGCGGAACTTGAACAGCAATTAGGAGCAAAGGGCCGTAAGAAGGATTCAACTCCAGACAAAGAGGAGTAAATGAATTGGCAACCATCCAACAAATGTGCGCAGAAACACGGTTGCGGTGTGACGAACCACTTCCGCAGAAACCGAGTATGCGTCGCGTTTTGCTCGCGGTGGTTGACTCAACTCAGAATCTTTACAGTCGTTTAGCCAATACCGGACAGGCATGGTCGCTGAAATCCGATTACTTACTAAATGTGAGTAATGGAGTCAGCGACTATTTGCTTGCAGTCGATGATTCTTACGGCAAGCCGATTCAGGTACTCACCTATTGGCCTGCTAATCCAAGCCTTCCGCAACGCTACGTCGAGTTTTACGAATTTGCCGACATGAATTTTGACTGGGGCTGGCCCGTCAACGTAGCTAGTTTTATGTACACGGATGGTAGTCCGAATACGGCAATGCGGATGGCGTTTTATAACAAGGACGATGGTTCGCGTTGGGTGCGAGTCTTACCGCAACCGCAGATCAGTGGAGGAACATATCTGATTACGTTTGCCTCGGGTGACTGGGCGGCGACTGCGGGAATACAAGATTCCCCTGTGCTATCGCAGTTTCATTCACTGGTGGAGACGTGGGCCTCGCAATCTATTTTGCCTTCCTGTCAATGGGTTGAAGATCAGAAGTACAACATGGACCACCGCAAGGAATTGCTCTTTGCTCTAAAGAACGATGAGGCTCGTTTTGCGGAGGAGTTTGATGGGTATTGCCGGAATCTGATTCAGGACCACATGGGAACGCGCGCGAGTTCGATGGACAGTGATGCGCTCGGGACTGGAGGATGGTATTGACCGTTGCTCTACAAACGATTCTCCGTGAAGCGGCAGTACGGTGTAACGCGCTTGTCGGCGCGGTTCCGGGTACACTGGAAACCACTTACAATGTCTCACCATTGACGGCGACTAATTTCTGGTCGTCTGTTTTTCCTTTTACTGCATTTCTTGATCAAGAGACAGCGAGCATTGCGCGGTTCTCGAACGTGATTGCTGAGACAGGCAATCACCCGTGGCGTTCGTTTGTTGGCCTGAGTGTTACTACTCCGTTGGCGAGTGGGGACGTGATTCCTTCAGTTGATGTGAATGGCGATCCGATTATCGGGCTGTATGGTTCCGTTCTGGATAATGACGATCAAACGATAATTTGTACTGAGTATCCCGAACAGGCAATCAGGCGACGCAATCTTAATCCCGGTCTTTGGGTGATTCCGGTTTACGGATTCAAAATGAGTGGTGATGGGATTACGCATACTCGTCCGAATGGGGTTGTAGTTCAAGTGTGTACCTTTAACTGGAATACGGTTTATCAGTCGGTCGTTAATAATGGCAACCTGACCTTGCCGGACTCACTGGCTAATGCAATCGTTTATGACATGGTGGCGTCGCTGATTCGGGATGATGAGTTTATCCCGCAGGCGCAGGTGTATCGAGCGGCGGCGGATCAGGTGGAGATGAATATTCGTAAAGGACTGGCAAGTGTGTCCGAGCAGGTAATTGCTGGGCCAACTTTAGTAGGGGCATAAATGGCAACTTATCAGGACTTGATCGATCTGGCGATGCAGCAAGCTCTTGCGGGTGGAGATCAGTTGCAGTCTGCGTTACTCGATGCCGACATGACAATGGAGTCGCTGGTCCAGACGGTGTTCCAGACAGTTGCGCGCAGATTGGCTGATGATGAAGAAGGCCGTTCGCTGTTACGGCGCACGCACTCGATTACGCTCACGAATGGTGTGGGGGTTGTGCCGGATGAAGTCTTAACTCAGTGTAAGTATGGCGCGTCGATCGCTGATTCTGCTGACGACACGGTGGCTCAATTGCAGTCGCTGGTTCCTTACTGGCAAGATTTTGTACAGCCGCGAAGTGGACTGATGGCACAGATTCCGTGGTGGACGATCAAAGATGATGTTGCTCTTCATTACTTGGAAATTGGCGAAGATTATGATCCGACAACGGGCTTCAATGGTCCTATTGAATTGACGATAGCGAGCGTGCCTGTTGTGCCTGCGGCGAACACGGATCCGCTTGATGTGGTGGCTGAAGTTTTCAGTGACTTAGTGACCGCGCTGGCGACGGCAATCAAGGGTTTACTCCAGCAAAAGGTAGCAGCGTAATTGGGCTCAAATTTAGAACCAAGAACAGTTCATGGTGGCGAGTATGTGCCGACCACGCCGCGCTCCGGCAATCAGGGCGATACGATCTTCCGTGTTGAGTCGATGGCTCTGCGGGGACTGGATGAACACGAATACTGGGAAGTTATTGCGGGTGAGCGGAATCTGGATCAGGACGCGCCACTGGTAGCACTTACTGGAACGCTGGATTTAGTCGATGGTGATCCAACGATTCTCGGGACTGGGACACTCTTTCTCAGCGAACTGCATATTGGTCAGTTTGTAGTTGTTATTGACACCACTCCTACCCAAGTTCTTGTTGTTAAGAGAATAGTCAGCGACACGGAATATGTCTCATGGATTCCGCCTGATCAGACGGTAAGTACGCAAACTGGTTATCGCATGTCCGTGCTCGGAACGGTGAATCAGGACCATTTCACGATGTTGTGGGGGAACCTGATTCGATTGGACAAGGGCTCGATTCTCTGTGTGGGTAACGGGGCGGTGCGCATCAATGGTGTAGGCTTGCCGGGAACGGCGCTTACTGCGACTCCTGAACCAAAGATTGCTGTCTATGATTCGGTGACAGGTAACTTCTCGGTGTACACGTTGGGTATGGCTATGCCTGTTCCACCGACACTGGCTGCGGTTGGTGGCGGTGTGAAGGGGATGCAGGCAGGTTCGTACTCGTTAGTAATCACGCCGGGTCGTACCCAAACTGCGGGTTATAACAATCCGTCTCTGCGGGCAGATGTAACGATTGCTCTCAACGATCAGATTCAAATTACGTTTCCCGCGATGGATACCGCGAATGGGCAGGATTCGTGGGACGTGTGGGTAACACCGTTCTCTGCAACTCTCGGTGCTGATCTTAATTATCTGAATGGTCCGTGGTTTTACTACATAACTTTTGATTCGACTCAGGTGAGTCCTGCGGGTGGTGTAGGAACTATTGAATATCTGGACGCAGAGATTGAAGTCAACGAGATAGTCAGTTTTGATAATGATCCGCCACCGCAGGCAAGCCGGATTGAGCTATTGAATTTTACTCCGGTATGGATTGGCGGACGTGGGCCTTCTTATACGCGCGGGATAGTTACGACTGAAGATCCTTCGCCGGGGCCATTTATCATGCCCGCGAAGCCGAACAACATTGAGGCGGCTCCGGTCGAAATTCAGTTTGCTTCTTCACCACCTGAAACATTGATTGGCTCAGTTCCGGCTCAAGGCCGTATTTATCTGCTCACTCCGAACCATTTAGAGATTGCGCAGGCAACTCCTGATCAGCGCGTGCCAATACTGATTCGTCCTTTCTGGCGAGATGGGTTTAGTAATCCTTATCAATTAGTTTTCGTGAATGGAAATCTTTACGGTTTCACGTTGGCTGGTCCTACGCGGTCGGTTGGGGATGGAGACGAGATTGAAGCAGAAAAGCGTTGGGCTGCGGCGGTGACAGAGATAACTGATCCGTGGGCGCAGTATTCAGCGGGTCATGTATTGGTAGCCTACTCGCCATCGAAGGATGCCATTTGTTTCTTTCATGCGGCTGACGCGTTGAATGTTTATGGTTATTGGACAACCAAGATGTTGATGTACGGCTTGCCGCAACAGAAGTGGATTGGCTCGCGCACGATTAGTCGTCCAGATGCCGATTCGATTGTGAGTGGGGTTACGACAGTCGGAGAAAAGTTGTTGCTAACAATGGGCGGACGCAAAGCGACACCATAAAGGAGATACTAATGCTTTTATTTGTAGACTCGATGAGCCATTACGACAACGTGCTACTCACTTCCAAGTGGGATGTGCGGGCGGAAGATCCGGGCTTCACTGGGTCTGTCATACAGTCAGTTTCCAGTGGCCGTTTTGGCGGCGGTGGTATCACATTTACGCAACCATCAGGCGGTTTGTCCAATAATCACCCTTATTACATTCAGAAGAACTTTGACGGTACGGACACAATCATTGTTGGCTTGGCGGTGCTACAAACAACCACGCAGAATGTTTATGGGGGACGCTTACTCACCTTCCTGAACGGGTCGAGCACGCAGGTTGGACTTAACATCATGCAGTCGGGGCAGATACAAGCGGTGCGCGCCACTACTGCGAATACGGGCGTTATTCTTGGGCAAACTAATGGCGAATTGACGGTGCTGGGATTGTCCACGGATTCGATTGCCTCGTCCTCGTATGATTTTCTGGAGGTGAAGGTTGTTTTTGCGATTTCTGGTTCCATTGAAATTAAGCGTAACGGTAGTCCGTTCTGGACACTATCAGGTGTTAATACGGCGGTAGGCGGTTTGATGGCGGCATCGGTGTTGGTGGGAGGGTTTACGTCATTCAATTCGGGCGCGGGCGGTAACAATGCGTTGCAGGCAATTATCAGTGACTTTCACTTGCTGAATACAGATGCGACTGCCGACACTCACAATCCAACTACCTTTATTGGTGATCGGCATTGGGAGACAGTCGTACCCAGTTCTGATTCAACGCCGATTGATTGGACGCCTACGGGTTCGGGCACTCACGCATTGAACGTGGATGAGATTCCGCCTAATACGACTGATTACAACGCTACGGCAACTTTGAACGCGGAAGATGCGTTGCTGTTTGGCGCACTTACTGGGCCAAGTTCTGCAAGTGTGTTATTGAGCTATACGATGTACTTGCAGAAGGATACTGGGGGTGCGGTCGGAGTGTCGGGGTTGATGGTATCGCCTGCGGGTGGCGGAGGTACTGAAGGAAATGGGACCGAGTTTCAAGTGCCGAATCCCTATGCGTTTCGGCAATCGTTTCTCTGTACCGATCCGGCGGCTCCCGGCACTAATCCATTGACGGTAGCGATAGTTAATGCGGCGGGTCATGGCTATGAGAGGACTTCGTAGGTGTGGCAGATAATTCGTTTATATCTCAAGAGGTTCTTGAAGCAGCGGCTGATGACGCGAATACTAGGATTTCGCAAGAGGTATTGGAGGCGGCGGCTAATGATGCGAATACACGAATCTCTCAAGAGGTTATTGAGGCTGCTTCTAACAATGCAACTACTAGAGTCTCTCAGGCAGTTCTTGAGGGTGCGGCGAACAACGCAGCGACACGAATCAGTCAAGTGGTTATTGAATGGTCGGCGGGTGACGTTATTCCGCCACCACCACCGAGTCCTTCGACTGGAACATTTGTCTTTGACGAAGGCGGCGGTGTGGAATGGTGGATCGTTCCGCAACTTACTGACAGTGGAATTGAGTTGAGGGACAAGGTTGTTAAGGCGGTTCGAGTAACAGGTCTGGTTACAGATGCTGATGTCAAAGTCTACACCTACGGGCCAACAGATCCAGTCGTCGTCTCCGACTTGGAGAATGGAACTAATTCGATTACTGGGGCGGTTCCTTTGGCTGATACGACTAATGTGGCACAGTCGCAGAGATGGCAAGTGAATTGTCCGAACGCGATGTTGAGCACAGTACGGGTCGCCGGGACGTGGGATGGTACAAGTCCACGGAATCGCGTTGACGAGATTTGTTACGAAGTGGCTCAGATGGGTGTTCGCAGATGATTCGATTTCATATTGCTCATAACGGTGATTCGCAGGTTACTGACTGGGAAGATGAGCCTGTCAAGTTTGGCTCAACTGCAACGGCAGTAACGCGCGTTGGGGAATTGCGGAAGCAGTTCGGCGCGCAGGCGGCAATTAAGATTGAGCGAGACGTTACTCCGCTGCGTCAACCGCAAGATTGGGTGAGATTTCAGTTGACTGTTGGTAGTGATATTCGATTTACGAATCCGGTGTTGGCAAAGGATGCCGACAAGTTGGCGGCACAATTGAAGGTTGACTATCCCAACGCTGTACTCAGCCGCAAGGAATGGAAAGCGTAAATGGCGAGCGAGTTTTATAACGTAGACACTGATCCCAACACAATTTATTACAACGTGTATTCGTCTACGTTGTCGCAGCCGACCATTACCCAAAACTTCACGGGCGATACAACCATTGTTACGACCATCAACGGTGGTGGTGGTGGACAGGCAACAGGCCCGGCGATTACTTTTTCAGGTGGGGCGACGGGGCTGAATTTTACCGCTACGGCGGGCACGGTCACGCTTGAAGGCACGTTGGTAGTAGCGCATGGCGGTACTGGGGCTACAACCGCAGCGGGCGCGAGAACGAATCTCGGGCTCGGTACGATGGCTACGCAGAATGCGAATGCGGTAGCGATTACGGGCGGAACGATTACAGGATTACCGAATTTGGACGTGAGTTCATATTATGCAGTAGCGGGTGTGCAAGTGGTGGAAGCGCAGCAACCTGCCGTTCCCGACGCTACAGGTGGGGCAACGATTGATACAGAAGCGCGAGCGGCGATTAACGCTTTGTTGGCAGCGTTAAGAATACACGGATTGATAGATACATGATGCGGCGACTCACTAAAGATGATGAAGCTTTACTGCGTGAAGCGTTTCGCTGGGACGCGGAGCGGCCTCAGTGGTATCGAGAGATGGACAGGGCGTTTACATGGGGTGATGAAGATCAGTTTGTGGCGTTAGTCTCAGATTCGCGTTACGTGTTAATCGGGCTCTTTGACTCGTACTTGGTAGCAATCATCATTATCGTGTTGGAAGGGTATGGATTGTTTGCGGTTCATCTATGTGCTTCACGCGATGCTGATGCGGGAATGATTGTCGTGGCGGTGCGCGCGCTCATTGAAGATTTGTTGGCTTACGATCTGATTGAGTTCTATGGTTGGGTTGCAGAAAAACATAGAGGACTCAAGCAGATATGTAGTAGAATCGGCCTCTCGCCGGACGGTATTCGCATGTACAAGGGGAAGTATCGCGGACGCTTAATAAAGTGGGAGCGGTGGTCTATTAAACGAGAACAACTTGTGGCAGCAAAGGCGGCTTAGTCATTCCTAAAAATACCAGTAAAACCACTCAGAACCAGCAATACGGCAATACCGCTACTTACGGGCAGATTCAGCCGGAATCGAATAAGTACATTGATGCTTATGAGAACTTCAAACCGCAGGTAGATCCGACCATTGGCTTTCGCGCAGGCGCGCGCAAGGCTGCGATAGGTAAGCAATTTGCTAATCCTCTCGGTGGTTATGCGACTCCGGCAATGCGAGATGCGATTACGCGCGGCGAAGGGCGAGATGCAGATCAAGAGGCGGCAATGGAATCGCGCGCCGGACAGTATGACGTGAATCAGCAGATAGGCGCACAGAAGGGCTCGCTGGCTGCGTTGATGGCTCCTCGGATTGTACAAACTGGTAGTTCGGGTACATCGTCGGGAATGTCGGATACTCAGGCTGGAAAGAATGCGTTTGGGAATATTCTTGATCTTGTGCTTGGAGGAGCAAGCATCTTTTGAATCTTTTCCCCCAACGGCAATACATTCAAACTGTTCTGGCGCAGGCTAAATCACCGTCTCTACTTTGTTCCTTCGGAAAAGACTCGCAACTACTTCAACATCTGGCCCGAGAAGTTAAGCCGGACATTCCTATTTATTATTTTGGAGATGAGCTACCGGAATTTGCGGGTCAGTTTATCTTAGACAACGATTTGACGGTTTATAACTACGCTCCGGTCGATCGGTATCTGGTCCCGAACGGAGAAGGGATTGCTCTGGTGGATGAATATTCACTGGGCAAAGTCCGTCTCCCTATGCTGTCAGCGGTTATTAAAGGGGACGCCTGCCAGCATGGGGTGTCGGAACAGCGCACTCCATATTTTCGCTTTCCGCATGACGTGGTGTTTTACGGCTACAAGCATGAGGAAACAATGCCTGCGGTGGGCATTTCATTTGAGAAGGAAGTTCAGATAGGGGATTTGCAATTAGTCGCTCCGTTGTACGAGATGACGGATGCGGACGTATTTGAAGCTTTGGAGTATCTGGAAATTTCCTATGCTGACGACTCGGACGAAACAGAATTTTGTGAAGAGTGTTTGGATGCAATTATTCACAGCGACTGGGATCGACAGGCGGCGTTAGCCAACTTTAGAACCAGATTTCAGTTAAACCATTAAAGGAGACTTAACCATGCCTATTCCCGGAATAACCAGACAAGTTCAGACGGTGAATGTGTCTGCGACTTACCACCTGACCGATCCCAACATTGATCAGATCATCGCTGATGCAACGAGTGCGGGATTCACTATCACGATTTACAACGACCTTGACAGCGGGGCTTATCACCGATTGGTAGTCAAAGTCAGTGATGATGACTCCTCGGGTAACACGGTCACGATTGTTGACGCAGCCGCAGCTTTCAGTACAACTCTTGCCTCAACCAGTGAGGCGGTGGAACTGGAGACTGATCAGGACGGCAACTGGATTGCGGTGGCAAGCTTTCCCACTCAGGATGCTGCTGCTGCTATTTCAGCCGCAGACTCGGCGGGCTTGCAGTCAAGCGAAGCGGAGTCGGTCAGCACATCGGCGGGACTTGCAGCGAGTGCGGCCACTTCAGGCGTCACGGTCAACACGGCCACTATTTCAATTAACAAGTCGATTGCTGCAAGTGCGACATTGAGCGGTGTTTCAGCCGCAGAGTCCATTGCGGCGTCAGCGACGTTGAGTGGAGTGTCTGGCGCGGCTTCGGTTGCTACGTCACAGAACGGCTCGCAGTCATTGCTCATCTCGGCGGCGGGTTCGCAAAATGGTTCACAGTCGTTGAATGTGAGCACGGCTCTAAGCGTGGCGGTGAGCTAGTGAGTCTCAAAATATGTCACTGGACTGCGTTCAACAACTCGGGAATGAACAAGGTGGCAGAGACGATGGCGCGAGCAGAGAAGGCGCTAGGTCTTGATAGTCGTCTCGTTAATGTGCATGAAGTGCCGTCAGAACAGTGGGATCAATACGCTGATGCTGATATTCATGTTCCGCACACTCATTTTCCTAATGAGATGAAGAAGCGGCTTACGCGGCCGCTCAAGATGGTGTTTCTCGGGCACGGCACTCCTGAGTACATCTTTCAGTCATCTGTAGAATCGGGCAAGCAAGGTTATGGGCATGGTGACGGCTTGATGCTCTGGATGCACTGGATGAAGGTGGCTGACGCGGTGGTGACTTTTTGGCCGCGTCATCAGGCAATAATGAAGTCGATGTGTGACAAGAACACTCCGGTACACTTGGTTCCGCTAGGGCTGGAAACAGCGTTTTGGAAGGCGGGCAGGTCAAAGGGGAAGTTTGCGGGTAATCCAAGTGTGATGATGTGTGAGAACTCGCACTTTATGAAGTGGTCATACGATATGTTCGTAGCGTGGCCGTGGGTGTATGAGCAAGTGCCTGATGCTTGTCTGCATGTGAACTACTTGCCCGTAGATCAGCATCGCTGGTTCTTCCCGCTGATCAATCGGAATGGCGCAAGTTATGGGTCGTTTGTTTCTCCTTCGGTATTTAAGCATGAGGACTTGCGCAACGTGCTGAACTCGGTTGATTACTATGCCAATTTAGTGCGCTACGGCGATTTCAATCGTATGGGCATGGAGGCGAGTCTTTGCGGTGCGAAGGTGATTAGTTATCCGAACAATCCTTATGCGAACTACTGGATTCAAGAAGGCTCGCAGGTAAAGATGGCGGAAGAGTTGACGGCAATATTCAAAGGACAGGTTGAGCCTCGCACTCCTGATCCAATTCCTGATGCGAAAGAAATGGCTGAAGCAATGAAGGTAATTTATGAATCAATTTGCTGAAACAGGCGCATTTAACTTCGTGGATCGGACTGCGGTGCTGGGTGAGGGCTCAACTGTCTGGCATTTTGCGATCGTACTGGCTGACTGTGTGGTTGGTGACAATGTTTCGATTGGTTCGGGCGCGGAGATTGGACGCGGAACAAAGATCGGGAAAAACTCACGCATTGGAAGTGGAGTATTTCTACCTTCCAACTCAGTCATTGGTGAGAATGTTTTTATTGGTCCTCGGACTTGCTTTACTGATGATCGCAATCCAAGAGTGAACAATGATGACTATCTGGCTGAACCACCTGTGGTGAAGAACTTCGCCAACATTGGCGCGGGCTGTGTGATTCTTCCCGGTGTAACGATTGGTATTAACGCGATAATTGGAGCGGGCTCGGTAGTGACACGGAGCGTTCCTGACGGTGGGAAGGTTTATGGACAAAAGGCGGAATTACGTGAGGTGTCATTCAAGCATTTGCAAAGAGAGTATGGCTGGGTAGGAGGTGTGTAATGGGTTTAGCGCAAGTGGGTGGAACTACTTATTCAAAGTTGGACGTGGCGGCAACGAAGGTGGCTCCGCTGGTTGGTTCATTTCTTGTGTTCAATCTGAACCTATTTAATCCGAGCAACGCGATCGCGTATTTTCAGTTCTTTGATGCGCTTACGGCTGATGTAACTATTGGAGCGACTACGCCAACCTTCGTGATTGGCATACCTGCGGGGGGTGGAGTTGTGGTCGCATTGAATTGTCCCAAAGCGTTTCACACGGGGCTTGTGTACGCAGCCGCCACGACACCGACAGGCGCAACCGCGCTCAGTGCTAATTGCCTCGTATCCTTTGATTACGTTGGAGGCTAATGTCAGAACTCGTCATTACAGCGGCAGGGTTCACGATTCAGCCTCTCGTCAATGAACGAGACGGTGGGGCAATCTTACGCTGGGCTTATAACCGTTCGTTTCTCAGTTCCGAAGGTACGCAGGTTCAAGGGGGCTCGGTTAATTCGGGGTTTGGTATAAATGTTCCCTGCTCGATTGCGGCGGGTCTAATCAATG